GGTCTATGAGGACAGAGCAGTTAATATTGGAAAATTTGATATTTAATAGTGAGTATGCAAGTTTGGTTGGAGTATTTTTAAAACCAGAATATTTTAAAGCACAACCAGAGAAGATTATATTTTCAGAGATACAGAATCATATTCAAGAATATAATAAGCCTCCAACAGTTTCATCACTTGAAAATATAATTACGAGTAGAGATGATTTGAATGAAGCAACATTTAAGAGTTGTATGGAAGTATTGACAACATATAAAATAAAAACAGATGATTATGAATGGTTAGTAGATGAATCAGAAAAGTGGGCAAAAGACCAAGCTGTTTATAATGGTATTGTAGATTCGATTGCAATCTTGGAAGGTAAAGATACCAAGAAACCAAAAGATGCTATACCAGATATGTTGACAGATGCACTTGCAGTATCTTTGGATACAAGTGTGGGACATAATTATGTAGAAGATTCACAAGACCGCTGGGAGTTTTATCATAAACGAGAGCAGAAGTTTCCATTTGGGATTGAGATGTTGGATAAGATTACTGATGGAGGAATATCACCAAAAACTTTGACAGTATTTCTTGGTGGAACTGGTGTTGGTAAAACATTGGTTAAGACACATCTGGCATCTCAATATATCAAACAAGGATTTGATGTTTTGTATATTACAATGGAGATGTCACAGGAGAAAATAGCAGAACGAATAGATGCAAATCTTTTGGATACTGATATAGACCAGATACGATTTCTTCCTCGTGATTCATTTAATTCCAAGATCGAGAAGATGTTGAACTCTACCAGAAACTTTGGAAGATTAATCATTAAAGAGTATCCAACATCAGGAGCTCATGTTGGTAATTTTCGTTCTTTGTTGAGAGAGTTAAAGATCAAGAAACGATTTGTACCACAGATTGTTCTATTGGATTATCTTAATATTTGTGCTTCCAATAGAGTTAAGTGGACAGCAAATATGAATACTTATGTTTATATCAAATCCATAGCAGAGGAGATTCGTGGGTTTGCAGTCGAGTCAAAAGTTCCTGTAATCACAAGTTCCCAACTAAACAGAGAAGGATTTATGAGTTCGGATCCGGATCTTTCAAATATATCCGAGTCATTTGGGTTACCTGCTACGGCAGACCTTATGTTGGCTGTTGTCGCAAAGGATGATAGTGGTCAGTTGATGTTCAAACAGTTGAAGAATCGTTATAGTGATCCGACAATTAATGCTAAATTTATGTTGGGTATGAATAAGAAACGAATGAGATTGGAAAGTATTTCACAATCTAAACAACCAGTACTGGCAGATGGTGGTTCTGATACAAAAAATTCACCAGATACGCCATTTTTGAAGCAACATAAGGATGTTAAAGTGGCTACTGCTGATTGGAAATATTAACCAAATGTCCAGTTATTATAAATATTAGAGATATTTGATATAAATAATAGAAGAATATGAAAGAAAAGAAACTTATAGAATTGTTTCAAGAATCAGCTGAGAGGCTGACTAAGAAGGCAAAGAATAATAGTACAGCCATTCACACAATGGGGGGCTATGGTGAAATAGAGCATGGGCGTATTTGTCCCTTTCGTTCTGTTCCTTTTGAAGATTGTCCCTTGTGCATACTAGATAGTTTAGATAAGCTATGATAAAATTTGGTACTTATTTATTTGAAGATAAGAATACTCACTTAGAACATCTTGAAGATGAAATAATTAATAACGGTCTGAAGGGTGCCAAGACAGCAGTTAGATTCTTGAACTCTTTAAGAGATATGTTAAATGGAACTGGAAAAGGTTCTACTGATGTAACAGTCAAGTGGGATGGAGCACCAGCAGTTTTTGCAGGAGTGAATCCAGAGAACGGGAAGTTTTTTGTTGCAACAAAGTCTTTGTTTAACAAGACACCAAAAATAAATTATACGAATGCTGATATAGCATCCAATCATGGTTCTGGTGGATTGTCAGATAAATTAAAAGTTGCACTCAAGCATCTTCCTAAACTTGGAATGAAGGGTATATTCCAAGGCGACATCATGTTTACTAAAGAGGATCTTGTAGAAGAAGAAGTTGATGGTGTTAAAAGCGTTGTCTTTACACCCAACACTATAACTTATGCAGTTCCTGCTGATAGTAAACTAGCTAGTACAATTCGTAAAGCAAGTATAGGAGTTGTCTGGCATACATCATATAGTGGAAAAACTATTGCAGGTCTGAAGGCATCTTTTGGTGTAGACTCTAGTAAGTTTACGACAACTAAAAGTGTTTGGTCAGAAGATGCTGGTGTTAAGAATGTTAGTAAAGTTGCTGGTTTGACAAAATCAGATACTAAAAGTCTTACTGCCAAAATAAATCAGATTAAAGGAGCTATAAAAAAGGCTGGAAAGTTTTTTAATGTACTCAGCAAAAGAGAACATAAAATACTAAGTTTAGGTGGCCAACTGAAAATCTTTTTTAACTCCAAGATTCGTGCAGGCACTAAGTTGTCAGGTGTAGACAAGCTCGTTAAAGATTTTGACAAGTATTATATTGATCGTATGACAAAAGAGATTGCTAGTAAGAAAACAGACAAAGGTAAATCAAGATATCAAAAGATACTCAAAGATTCCAATAAGGAATTAAAGAGATACAAGAATGAAATATATTTTGCCTTTGCAACTTACTTAGCTATTCGTGATGCAAAGATGATTGTTGTAAGTCAACTAAATAAGATACAGGGTATTGGTACGTTTCTAAAAACACCAACAGGATTTAAAGTAACAGCTCCAGAAGGATATGTTGCTATTAATGCTAAGAGTGGAGCAGCAATCAAGTTGGTTGATAGATTGGAATTTTCTCATGCCAATTTTACTATCGCAAAGGATTGGGGTTAAGGGGTGAAATACTTTGAGAAGTTGCCGATTATATTTGATGAACTGAAACTGGTTGAGGCACTTAGGCAAGTTGGAGAAATTGCACCATGGCCAGAACAAAGTGTACATAAAAAATATCATCAGATTTGTTTGACAAAGAGAGAAGGTCAAACAGCACCAGAATGTTTCTATGAAGGAAGTGGTGGTATTTACAGAACAATGGTTGATGGTCAAGAAGTGATTCGTCAACAAGAACTGGATGAAAAAGATTATTGTGTTTTCATTCCAGAAATCGGTCATACATATTTTAGAGAAGTGTATGATACATTACGAGAGTTTGTTGGTACAAAATATGATGGTACATTGGGTCGGGTACGATTGATTAAGTCAGTACCAAGAGTATGTCTTTCTTGGCATCGTGATCCAGAACCAAGACTTCATGTTCCGATTGTTACGAACATTGGAGCTAAGATGATTATTGAAGATGAAGTAAAACATCTGCCTGTTGGTAGAGCATGGTACACAAATACGATTTTTTATCATAGTCAGTTTAATGGTGGTGAAGAAGATCGTGTGCATTTAGTAACATCTATTACGCGTAAAGATTCTTTTTGGACTATGGGGTGAATTATGACTATTAAAAAAGGTCTTACAAAAATATTGATAGCAGTTCGTGAAGTGGTTGATGATTTATCAAAAAATTATGTAGAATATGAGTATGGTTCGTGGAAAGAAGATAAAAAAGATTATAAATATAAGAAGGATGATTGGGAGGAAATATTAAAAGGGAATGACTATTATTGATAAGAAGGAAATAAAGATTAGGGTTAGGTCAAGATTTTGTGCAATTTGTGATTCACAGTTTAGATGGCAATGTAATTGTCCAAATAATAAAGTTATGGCAAAACAAGTAAACAGAAGTTTTCAAGCAGGTAAAAGATATAGAGGCAAACGAGCTTTAGAGTATTGTCACAATACGGAGAATAAAGATGCAGAACTTTAAATATTTTACAGAAGCAAAGATGGCTCGTCAACATTTTCAGTTGATAGCAGATATAATTGCTAAGTTGGATATTAGTACAGTTATTAAAAAAGAAGTTGCTAGTGCGTTTGCTGATGGATTAGAAGATACAAATCCAATGTTTAAGCGAGATGCATTTATGAAAGCAACTAAAATGAAGAACAAGGGAATACCAACGGCAAAAGATAAATGAAGCTATTTAGTTTTAAAGAGTTTTTTTCAGAGGCTCTAGGTGATTCAGTTGTATTCACATTTGGAAGAATGAATCCACCTACAGTCGGACATGGTAAATTGATTGACAAAGTATTATCAGTTGCCAAGTCATCTGGAGCTAAAGCAATTATCTATCCATCTAAAACAGAGGATGATAATAAGAATCCATTACCTTTTAAGATGAAAGTACAAGTCTTGAAAGATGTATATGGAAGTATTGTAAAGACAGATCGTACGGTACAAAGTCCATTTCATGCGTTGGATAAATTGGATGATAAGAAAGTATCTAAAGTGACATTTGTAGTTGGTAGTGATCGTGTGAGAGAATTTAAGAAGAATATGAGCAGTCATATTAAAAAGAATTTAAGTAATATTAAAAACTTTTCTGTTGTTTCTGCTGGAGAAAGAGATCCGGATGCATCTGGTGTATCTGGAATGTCTGGTTCTAAGATGCGTTCATTTGTCCAGAAAGATAAGTTTGAAAAGTTCCGAAAAGGTTTATTGTCTAAAAATAGTAAGCTGGCAAAGAAAGTTTTTTCTCTATTAAAAAAGAAACAATCATAAAAGAGGGTATTATGAAAACATACGATAAGTTTAAAAAAGAGTTGACTGAAGATGGAATGTTGCATGGGGAGCCGGGAGATGAAAATCCGTCAACGACTATACATTATAGTCCCAATGATCCTGAGATTGTCAGAACAGCTAGTGTGACAATGACTGTCCCCAAATATAGATTAAGTGAAGATGGGAAAGGGTGTAATCACACCTGTGCTCATTGGAGAGATTCTTCATATTGTGCTGAGTATTATTTTAAGTGTGATTCAACATACACTTGTGATTCGTGGAAGGACTCTGGTATTTAATTAAACACTAATCAATAAAAAGGAGAAGTAACATGGCACCTTGGATGGTACACGGCATTTGGTTCTTATTGGGCTGGATAGTTGCTGGTTGGTTATATCATTAATCATAAGTGATTAATTTATTTTATATAGGAGAAACGAAATGGAAACAATGATGTTAGGTTGGGCAAGTTCTCAATCTTGGTGGGGTCTCGCAACAACTATAATTGTTATTGCGAATGGTATCACAATGACACTTAGGGATAAGTATGCTGAGAATATTCCGATACTTGGAAAGATTTGGCCTATCTTGAACTGGTTGTCTTTGAATATCGCCAACAACAAGAATGAGGATAAGTAGTAGTGTAGTAGTATTATTATGAAGTTTTTTTAAATTTATTAGGAGGAAACTATGTGGGAACAAGTTGTAGGATGGATTAAGAAGTTGACTGAAGCTGGTGTATCTTTATTGGCATTAGCTATTGTCATGCAAATCATTTTTGGTAAGGCAGTTCCTTTTATTGGTGGAGATGTTATTGGTAACATCACAGCAATCGTTGGGACTCTCGGCGCACAGGGACTAGTTGGTCTTGCATCAGTTGGTGTCATCTACGCTATCTTTACTAGAGATCATTAAATGATGGAGGGGCTTCGGCCCCTCTGTTTGATTTAAAAGAAGAACTATTAAACAAGTAAACAAGGAGAATCATTATGCCTCTATGGGGAACAGAAGATACTGCTGCAGCGAAGCCTCAGATCGGTGGCCGAGCATATAATGCAGAAAAAGCAAGAGAGATATTTGCAACATCGGCTGGTTGGTCACAAGTGGGTTCCGGCCGTGCTACAACAGGAAAGCAACATGAATTATTGGTAGCCATGCGTGGTCTTAGTACAGTTTTGATGGGTGGAACTGGTGCTGGTGATGTTGGTACATCAACAGAAGTAAAAGCGAGTATCACATCAATGAATTGGAATATTGATTCATATAGTTATGCAGCTGGTGGAAGTATTGCTGCTGGAACAGCATTATCAATATCAGTAAACTTTAATGAAGCAATTACGGTAACAGGTGGAGCTCCAACATTAGCTCTTAATAACGATTCACGAGGTAATTTTAATCTTCAGTATAATGCAAGTTTATCAACAGCAAATCGTATGACTTTTGTTAAAGCATATGGTACTAATAATTCAGCTGCACAGGCTGGTGATGTGTTGTCAGTTGCTGGGAATAATAAAGTTTCAGCTGGTGGTGCTACAATTGCTGGTGCTGATGGTCAAGCTGCATTGATTACACATACTGGTTTAGGCCCCGGTGATCTTACAGTTGCTGCGTAAGTTGTACAATGTTAAAAACGATTCTTCTAACCGTACTCCTGTTGTTTGGATTCACAACTCCAGCAACAGGTGGTTGGCAAATAGTTCTTCAGGATGGACTTCAGGAACCCACGCTCGATAAATTAATTGATTGGGTTCCTGAAGAAGTTCCTAGGACAGTTTCGTTTTATTTTGATACTGATGCAGATGGACAGTTTGATATAAAGATTGCATATTCATTGATTGAAGCTTATGCGTGTAAACAGAATTGTGTTCGTGGAATAATTGATAATGGAGATCATTGGATTTTACCAGCACCAGGTGTTAATTATTATGTAATCAAGAAATGGATTGTGTATCGTTATGTTAATGATGAAGAATGGCGTGGAATAGATAAAACACAGCAATGGATATTTGAATATCAATATCATAATGATTGGTTGAGAGAGAAATTTTATCCTTTGTGGCCGAAATAACGTATGAAATGAATTGAGAATAATTATGAGATTTAATGAATTGACGAATGAAAATTATTTAATGTATGCATTGTTGCATTATGATAATCCACATTGTGTTGACATAAAAGAATATTTTGAAGATGTTAGAAAGTTAAAATATATTAAGAGATTGTTTAATCGTTACAAAGAAGATGGTGTAATGAAAGAACGGTTAATTTTAAATCATCTTATATCTTTTTATAATGTTTTTGAAAATGAAGCTGCTACTCGACTTTTATTTTT